CCCCTTGACATTCCGTCTCGGGGAGAGTATATCAACTCACATTACCCGTCAAGCCGTAGCCCCTACTTCCAAACGACCCATAAAGGCATCCTGGAGGATAACCGTGGAAGTCCACAGTTTCCACCCAACTGTCCCGCGCTGAGCCAGCGGATCACCCGGAGCCGGCTTCGGATTAACCACCATCGGAGTCATCGAAGACTTGCCCTTGAGCGGCACGATGCCGAAAGCGTCGCGACCGAAGATCAGAATCGGATAGACATCGCACGAACCAGCACCGCCAGCCGCGGTGTACCGCAGGCCATTAGTCACCGAAGTGCCACCTGTATTAGTCCAGGGAGCGATGACGGTCGAGGTAAGGTAACGGACCTGCTCGCAAGACCCGATCTCGCCTTCGAATGGCGTGGTGTGCGGACCGTAGTCCGCGACCACCTTGAAGCCGGTCATGTTACGAAGATCGCTCTCCAGGTCCGGATGGCAGACGGCCATGTAGGACGCCTCGACCGACTTCGTATTAAAGTCCGGCGTCGATGCGACCACCTGACTGATCTTGCGGGCATTCTGGCGGTTAAGACCGGTCGTCACCCGACGCTGGTCAGCCAGCGTAATGGCGGTGACAACGGCACCGCGAGACACCTGGGCATTGGCGAACCACACGTTGGTGCCGGCCTTGAGGACATTGAACCGCAACGTCTCGACGGTGACCGCCGCAGACTCGCCGAGAATGTCGGTGGACTGTTGCAGAACCGGATCAGTATGGGTGTCCTCGATCACGTCGGTAATCGTGATATAATCGCCATACTGTTGAAGCGTGACGGTGTAGTCCTGGTTGGCCAGGATCGAACCGGATGGCGTCACACCCTCAATAAGGGGCGTGGTGGCCACCGGGATAAAGAACGGACTGGTGCCGCCACTGGTGCCGCCAGTATCCGGGCCTGCCGCGCCAGTAGCGCCTTGCAGGAAGTAACGACGGAACTTAGCAGTCTGCGTCGAGTTGGTCGGCAAAGGATAAACCTGGCCGAATTTTTCCAAATGTAAATAAGGCATCGCACGCTTGAGCATACGCACAACGGAATAAGCGGCAACGGCCGGTGAAATGTCCCCGTAAGTCGTCAGAGCGGCCATGGTGGCCTCCTAAGAATTGGGTTAGGAGCTTTAAAAGCTCAACTACACTTACCCAACTAGGTCCAGGAAAAGCCCGCTTGTATGGGCTATCACGGCAGCTTAGGTAGCCTGTATCTACACACAAGTTATTTCATTGTCAAGTATCCTTCATCGATTCGCTTTTCTCTCCCGCTCTTCCTCCATTGCCAACGCTGCCGTAGCAGCCCCAAAAGCACCGTCGAAATCCTGAGGTTCAATAACAACCGCCCCAGATCGCTTGGAACCTACAGGAGCCAATGCCGCCACAGCCTTCTTAGCCGCCGAAGTTAATTCGAGCTCAGACTTTATCGGCGCAACCGGCACAACAACACCTGTTTCCTTTTTGTACCGATTGATCAAATCTGCCACTTCATCAACAGAACCTTGCTGAACCACCATCTGGTAAGCAGCCTTGAGATACGACGGCTGTTTATCCACCCAGGCAATCACTTGTTCACGTGTCGTATCATAATCCGGCACCGCCTGATGAATATCGCCTAGATGCGTTCGCGCCGCGAGATTTTGAATCTGCTGCACCAATGGCTGAAGACTTCGAGTAACCTCGTCGAAGACATAACCGACGGTCATTCGGAGATCAGCACGCCGACGAATCGTCTCCGCCCTGGCAATATCCGGGAACTCCTTGTCGTAAGCCGTCAGGAATTCAATCTCCTCAGGTGTGAATAGCTGCTGCTCAATCGGAGGCGTAGGTTCCAGTGGAGCTGACGGAGGCGGCGGCTGCGTTGCCCCCACCACCGTTTTGACATGCTTAATAAACTGCTCCTCCTGCGCAACCCGCGCAGCCTCGGCCGCAGCAGCTTCATCCATCGCTTTCTGTTCTGATGTCAGTTCGGTCGATCCGGTTGTTCTAGTTATTCCAGTCACCCCCGGCTGCTCGGGCAGACCCTGAGGCTCCACAGGACCAGTCGGTCCAATCGGGACCATCGCCAATTCAGCCACGCCTGTCGGTTCGACAATAGGATTATCCGCCGAAGAAACGGACGCCATCTGCTCTGGCGACTTAGTCACTACGTTATCTGCCGCGGCAATCTGAGCAAAAGCCGCCTCGAAAGTATCTAAATTTTCTTGCGCCGTCGGCGCTTTTACTTCAGACATAACCCACCCCTTTAAGAAATTTCAGGAACCTTACGCTCCAAATCCCGAAGTAGCCCCAGATAGGCCACTGCCGCCCCCTGAAGTCTCGGAAATATCTCCACCGGGCATTCCACCAGGTCCGCCTTGGCCTCCGCTAGACGGTGCTGCAAGAGCTGCCTGATCTCCCTGATCCCCTCCGTTTCCCTGGCTTGGTAAAGCCGCTTGATCAGGTCTTGTTGTTCCAACTTGTTGAGCAAGAACATTCTGCATCCCTCTCTCCAAAAGATCGAGAGCCGTCTCGATCGCTGTTGCATCCGCGTTCGCGGCATTCTTCTGACCTTGCGCAATATTCTTGAAAGCGTCAGCCAAAGTCTGCCGAATCGTCGCCTCCATCTGCGCTGCCTGTTGCTGTGCCGCCTGCGACGCCTGTTGATCTTGTGCCGTCTTACGACGATCAGCCACTTCCTCACTAACCAACATATCTGTAAGATCACGCGCCGCAAAACGAGCCTTCACCCACTTACGATCGTCGATATGCAATCTCTCTTCAGGTTGCAGCGTCTGCGCTAGCTGATCCATCTGAATACCTCGAATCTCCTTGGCAACCAGCGATGTCGCGCCACGCGCGATCACATTGTAATCTCCCTCGGGAGTCTGTCTTGGATTAAACTTACGATTAAATTGCACTAACGATTCCAAAATTGATTGTGTGAACGAATCGAAATGCCGCACAATGTCCTTAAACGGCAACGCCGCATCGCCTCGAATCATAGATGCTCCAGCAGCCGTACGCATAGGCTCACTAGGAGCGCCAGCCATATCGCCACCAGTGGCAGGACCAACGAAAGTCTCCATATCTGCATTGTGCTGAAACAACTCAATAACCTTCATCAGGTCATCCAGATGGCTATCAATCTGGACATTCGTCACCGCAGGAGCCTTCGCCTCAATGCCAGTGCCCTCACGATACCACATCTTGTAAGCAGACGTAGAAGTCAGGTCCTGATCTGGTCGCAGTAAATCCGTATTAAGTTCGAGATTCGGACCACAGACAATCGAGGCGTTGTCAAGAAGCATGCGCGTAGAAGCACTAATTGACATCTGGCTATCTCGAATAACTGTGGGGAGCCCAAGTCCAATTGGTGAAGTATCGTCTTCGTCGAAAAGGAAGGTATGGATTGTTTTAACTTTGACACCAAGAGCCTCCCACGGATTTAATGTCGCCTTGATAACGTTGGCGTCAATCATCCAGATTTCCGCATCAACATCATCAGCAAGCTTGTCCTTCGGTACATCGACACCGCACATCGAAAGGAATGTCCCTGACGTCTGACCATGCCAGACGATCACCTCATACTTAGATGTCTCGGTCTTCATCTCGTTGACATTAACCTTGACACCCATCGCACGCAACTCAGTCTCGAAAGGCTGCGGCCGATAATTTCCCATCTGATGATTGGTGAGATACTCCGTGATCTGATCCGCAAAGAAGTCCTCACGCCTCGCCAGGTCACGAACCTGCGCACGCGACATAACCACGCGGGTGAAATAACCATCCATCGAATCAAACGTCTTGGCCGACAAGTCCGGATAGAAGTCCCATACCCTTAAGAACTCGAACTGTGGCTTATACGCCGTACGTGTTTTTGGTGTCGGCGTGCTATCCGGTCCCACCTCCCAAACAGTAGCTTTCGTAAGGCAGGCGTAAGGCCCTCGGAGAAGCCCAAGACCATATATAATTCCACTCCGGATCGCAGAACGATTGAGGGCAATATAGTCGAGTGTTTGATCACCGCCAAGCTCCTCTAGTTGGTCATCAATTAAAGTCGAAAGGTCTTCGGCACGTTTATCCGCCAACGTCTGCACAGCAGACATGACGTATTCTAAAGTCAATTGCGCCGGCGGCACACCGGCATCCTTGTCTGCCTTCTGAGCATTGGCAATCGCCTCCTTAACATCCGAAATTTTCATATCAGCCGACGGAGACGCCCTAATTTCCCAGTTACGTTCATTTCCAGGGAACATCAAGTTCATCAAACGACTTAAAACACTAATACATTTAACTCTTGTCACCCTAGGATAGGCCTTACTTCTATTTACTGATAATTCCTTTTCTATTTCCGGATCGTAAATTCCCAGATATTGACGTTCATTACGCAACCAGCGTAATTCTGCAATCCTTCTATCACTCACATATTGACGAAAAAGAAAGTCAAGCTTCTGCCCGACCATCCTCAACTCATCAGGCTTGATCTTCTTGACTGGGGAGTCACCAACGGTTTCCACCTCCGCAGCAGGCGGAAGCATGTCGGCCCTGGCCGACGCCACAGATGTACCATAAGCATCACTCGATGCAGCAGGAACACCTCCGACAGCAATCACAGCAGCCATAACCTACCTCACGAAAAATGATACCCGCTCCCGAATTTCATCGGAGGATGAAATCCCTTCTTATCACCCTCGCCACCAAACCGCAATTCCCGTTCCGTTTGTCTATTATAATATCTACAAAGGTAACCGAAAGCGTCTCCAACATGCGTGTATGGGGTATCTTCTGGTTCCACCCCCTTCATAATGTCTTTTTTGACATCCACTGCGTATCTCCACCCGCCTTTCAAGGCCCGGATCAGCATTGGACATTCCCGCGGATCAATCTGCAAAGCAAAACCCACATCGGTAAGGAAACTAGTAAAATGGTCGATCGCGTCAAGACGAAGGGGAAGTCGGTTATTACTCTCCACCTTAACCACATAATGACGTCGAAACTCATCACAAACCGTCCGTTCGTCGGTCGGCCCTCGACTATTAGCCGCTGGATCAGGTGCGATAATAGGATTGGCATTCGGAAACCTCCTTCTAAGATAAGGCTTAAGTCGCTCTTGGATCAATCGCTTGGCCCCATAACCTTCTTGAGTCAATTCACCCAGTACATTCAGACGACCATGCATATCTTCTTGACCAAACACCAAAGCGCTTCCCCTGATCCCAGGATCAAGCCCGATCACCAAAAGTAAATTTGGGTTGTAAGTTAATGGCAACTTCGAAATATGATGATCCCTGAACGATGCAACTACAGGCCGACCAGCCTGCGAAAAGCCCCATTCAGCATCAATGAATTGTCGTTTCCAAGCTTCGCTCTTTCCCTTTGCCTGATTAATGTAATAAGAATGATCGCCCGCAATAAATGGCGGCAAATTCTCCAAATTCTCGGCATCATCACTCATACCGGACGGCTGCTTGAAATAAACAGCAATAGCGGCGTCCTTCCCTTGCAATCTTCGCCGCATCTCATACGCATCCGGATCAGGCATATATTGTGCAACAGATTCTCCATGAAGATAGTCGAACCACCAATTATCCTCCAAGTCAGGATTGGACGAGCCCCAAATACCCCAGTTAGTCGCCCCACCATCCCTATTCGAAGGATAACGACCAACACGAGCCGAAAGCGCGTCAACAATCTCCTTAGGAATCTGCACAAACTCATCCAAAATAGCGAATGTCACTTCAAGGGAAAGAACCCTGGCGATATCGTCAGGCGTGTCAAGCGGACGAAACATCACTTCACATTCAACATCGCTAAATCTAAGAATGAAATTTCTTTCGGTCGCCTTCCACTGCCCCGCCTGACCATCCTTGAACCACAAGTTCCACGAGGCGATCGTTGTGTCTTTTAATTGTGGCGCTGTATTTCTCACTATAACTGCTCTAGTTCTACGTATACCATCCGGACCGGGTGCCTGAAGACCAGCCATATAGCATAACTTAAAGAAGTCAGCAGTAGTCTTGCCGGAGTTGCCAGTTACGAATATTGAATTATTGCAGCGAGCAACAAAAAATCCTGTAGAGGTACTGAAACAATATTTCAAACCGTCCACACTGCTTACCCGACTAATTTTAGTCACCTCACTAATCCTAGCATAATTTTTCGCATGATCTCCGGTACGGATACGTACCCGCCACGCATCAGACCAACCTTCGACGCACTGCCGCGAAATCGTAGCTCGTCGTCCACATGCATGGGCCGCAAATTGGACCGCATCAACATATGCTCGCTCTTTAGAGAAATATTGTAGCTCGCCATTACGTTCCGACCCGTCCCATTTTGTGCATTCGTCTATAACGATCGCAAGCTGCCGAGACGAAAGGCCCCAGATAAATTCAAGAGATTTTGATGGGTCAGCCCACCGGAAGCGAAAAATCGTTTCTGTAGGTCGTGACTTGTATGAAGTCTCCACCCAAGACAATCCAAAAGACTTCAGCAATCCACGCAACCGCTCTTTCTTGCGCTCCTTGCGCACCGTAATCGTCTGCTGGAATCCGCATTTCGGGATGTGCCCATCCGCACTAAACGCCACACGAAATCTAATCTCTACATCCGACATACTCGTATCCAAGCGATCGAGTTCGAATGTCGTGGGAATCGTTCGTCGACTCGGATACGCAGCACACTCTGCCGCAGTAACTACCTGCCTGACACCGCGGTAATCATCATAAACCACACGGTGTTCTGGAGACAACTCCATCTCCAATGAGCCGCTATCAAATCTATAGAAGGAATCAGTTGCAGGGAGCACGACATACTCTGCCGGCTCAAAGAAAACCTTGCCGTCATCCCAAACAGCTACCTCGTCTCCGAACCGATACGCGTCCATCCGTCGCCAACCGGATGGTGTCAAAAACTCGCTGTCCGCCGGCAAACAACCATATGGACCAACTACCCAACTATAGAACAACTCTCCCGGCCTATAATCTTTTATAAATGCTCTCAATATAGGAGGTGGCTGGTAATCAATGATATCTTCACTCATGATTACCTCAAATCAGAATCGACATCCGCCTTGAATCGAAGAACACCATCTTCGATGATGATATTCTGCATCTCTGGACAGTTGTCAGGTAGGAGACTACTGATAACAGTTATAATATAAAAACCATCTCCAACATAAGTTTCATGCGTAATCTCGACCTGATCGCAGTATGGCTCTCGTTTCAGAAGCTCCAACAACGACAACTGAACCTCGACAATGGCATGACCGCTCATTTGAAATCCAAACTCTTACCCATACTACCTAACGTCTTAGTATCGATTGGGC